GGCGGCACTTAAAGCCTACAAAGACCTACTATCTCATGGTGTAGCACCTGAGCAAGCCCGTATGGAACTACCACAGTCCACGATGACTGAGTGGTACTGGTCAGGTAGCCTTGATGCCTTCGCTGACATGTGTAACCTTAGATGCAAGCCTGACACACAAGCAGAGACACGAGAGGTAGCACAACAGATTGACCACAAGATGATTGAACTATTCCCTGTATCGTGGGATGCATTAACGGAGAATGAAGATGGCTAAACTGTATGACTTAGAGCCTATGATAATGGACTGTTGGCATGTCTGTGATGACCTACAGGTAGTGTTCAGACAGATAGGTGATGGTGAGCGTGAGCCTACGCACGATGAAATGATGAACACCTTGATGGGTATGCAACAGTTATACCAATGGAAGTTTGAGCAGTTGTTCTTCAAGTATGAACAGGTGATAGCAGAGGGTAGAAAGAACCATGATTAGACCAATGACACCAGAGGAACGCAAGGCATCCTTGGATCGTGATGAAAAGAATAAGTGGCGCAAGTGTGTCAGTTGTGGTAATGCTAGTAGAGACACGTGGTGTGGCTTCTGTTTAGAGGAAGAGTAATGATAAACAGTGAATGGAGACGCTTGATGAAAGAGCATGAAGACTTTAAGGAGACAGTAATGGCAGAGCATACGCCAGACAACGTGAACAACCCACCACACTACGGTAAAGGAAAGATAGAATGTATTGACTACATTGAAGACTTCTTAACTAAAGAGGAATACATTGGCTACCTGCGTGGTAACATAGCTAAGTACCTACACCGCTGGCGTTACAAGAACAAGCAGGAAGACTTGTTGAAATCGCAATGGTACTTGGAACGATTGATACATCTACAAGAGGAGAAAGTATTATGATACCTGTAGGTCAACTAAGATTGTTACTCACCAAGGCAGGGCTTGAGTATGTCATCACCCGTGTGGAAGGTAACGTAGCTCACGTTAACATTCTTGTAGCAGAGCAGCCAGATGTACACAGTTGAGTTTGAAAGTGATGCAGCAGTCATAACAACACTAGATGAAAATGACCGCTTCAATGATGTGGAAATGGTAGTCGGTGATGACGATGTTGTTTACTTGAGACAGTTTGATAACACACTAAATGAGTATCAGATATTGTATATGTCGTACCAACAGTTGCTAGATTTAAACACGGCACTACGTAGTCCAGAGGGTGCCTTCTATTCACGGTTAGTAAAAGGGAGATGACAAATGAACAAAGATGAAGTAGACGCAGCGGCACTTGTATCAGAGATGCACCGTCAAAACTTGACATGTAAAGAAGCATTAAAAGCAATGCAGATGTACGCCAATGATAAAATGTTTCAAGATGAACTTGACAAGGTGTATGGTAATGATCTATTAATAGAAGATGAATGGGATAATTGGCATCCAAACGATTCACTATAGGAGACGCAATGAAACACCTTACCCTTGACGTAGAAAACACTGTGGTAAAGCGGAATGGTAAGATGCACCTTGACCCGTTTGAGCCAGAGAATACACTGGTAATGGTAGGTATGCTAGATGATCTTGGAAACCAAGACATTGTAACTTTTGATCACGCAGAGCAACAACCTACCACAGAGGGGCGGCTGATTGTCCAACAGAAACTGGATGACACCGCCCTTCTAATTATGCACAACGCTGCACACGACTTGCTTTGGCTTTGGGAGTCTGGCTTCACATACAATGGCCCTATCTTTGACACCATGCTAGGTGAGTACGTGTTGCAGCGTGGGCAGAAAGAAGCTCTATCACTTGATGCTTGTGCTGAACGGTACAACCTTGACACACAGAAGCAAGACACACTCAAGGAGTATTTCAAGCAGGGCTACTCAGTACGTGACATTCCACATGCAGAGTTGTCAGAGTACTTGTCACATGACTTACATGCCACACAGCAATTGTATCTTCGTTTGCAGACATCATACGAGGAATGCACTTCACTGGACGGAACTATACGGCTGACCAATCAGTTAGCTATACACCTTGCTAAAGTATATCAGCGTGGGTTCAGTGTAGACATGGATGCACTTGAGGGTGTGCGGCAAGAGTTCCAACAGGAACGTGACCAGTTGATACGTGACCTTGAGGAACAGATCAGTGAGTTGATGGGTGATCGTCCTATCAATCTCAATAGTCCAGAGCAATTGTCTTGGGTTATCTACAGTAAGAAACCCCATGACAAAAAAGTATGGGCTGACCTATTTGATTCGTATCGTATGTCTGATACGGACTATCGTAGTACAGTACGCCAGAATACTAAGACGTTGTACAAACAAAAAGCAAAGCAGTGCACAACATGCAACGGCACTGGTCAGATACGGAAGGTAAAGAAAGATGGAACACTCTATGCACGAACAAATAAATGTACTACCTGCGATAGTTCAGGTTATATATTTATTGATATTCATTCGTCTGTTGCGGGGTTAAAGTTCAATGCACCTACAGCAAAATGGGCCTCGGCTAACGGTTTCGCAACAAGCAAAGATAAACTTGAGTACCTTGAAGGTATCGCTAGACAACGTGGTATGCAGGACGCAGTGTTGTTCTTACAACGAGTTCGCCGCCTGTCTGCCGTTGATACATATCTATCAAGCTTTGTGGAAGGCATATCAACACATGTAAAACAAGATGGTCTTCTACACGTCAGACTACTACAACATCGTACAGCTACGGGACGTTTATCTGGTGCCGATCCTAACATGCAGAACATGCCACGTGGTGGTACGTTTCCAGTGAAGCGTGTATTCAAATCACGTTGGACTGGCGGTCAGATTATGGAAGCCGACTTCGCCCAGCTTGAGTTTCGTGTGGCAGCATTCTTATCACAGGACAAGACTGCCATTGATGAAGTGACTACAGGCTTTGATGTACACTCATACACTGCACAGGTGATCAGTGATGCAGGTCAAACTATGTCACGTCAGGAAGCCAAGGCACACACATTTGCTCCTTTGTATGGGGCTAGTGGGTTTGGTCGTACCCCAGCAGAGGCAGCGTACTATGAGCAGTTCACTAAGAAGTACTCAGGTATTGGTAAGTGGCACAAGGAGCTTGCACGTGAGGCTCTAGCTACAGGCAAGATCAAGACACCATCAGGTCGGGAGTTCTCTTTCCCTGATGTAACACGTAGAGCTAATGGTACTGTGACATTTTTCACACAGATCAAAAACTTTCCGGTGCAATCGTTTGCTACGGCTGACATTGTACCTATATCTCTGATATACATTGACAAGTTATTAGAGGCAAATCAAATGCAATCATGCATAGTCAATACAGTACACGATTCAATCGTGATTGATGTGCATCCAGAAGAAGAGGAAAAAGTATTACGTATCATAAGTGCAGCCAATGACAAGCTACTAACAATCGTCAACAAGAAGTGGGGGTTGGACTTCAATGTACCACTACTTCTTGAGGCAAAGATTGGTCCAAACTGGCTTGACACAAATGATGTAGCATGATATAACTAGGGTTCGCTAAAACAAAAGGAGAATGTTTATGACACAGATCGCAACAATCAATACAGGTAACTACGCAGCAATGGCAGAGGCAATGGGCATGTCTGTGGATTCTGGTAAACAGAAATCACAAGCAAGCACACTTGCACGTTTGCGTATCAATCACTCAGCTATCATGGGTGAAGACACAATCAACGGTAAGAAAGTAAAGATGGAAGTTGTAGCAGGTGGTACATACAAACTGGAAATTCCAGATGGGCCTACCTACTATGCACCGACAGCTACTATCCGCCCGTACCTACAACGCTTTATGTACAAGCGGTTCATCAAAGGTAGTGACACTACACCTAATCGTTACGTCAAGACACTTATGGCTAACGATCTAAACAGTGATCTCAAAGACAATGACGGTGGTTTCAACTGTGGTAAACCTGCTGGATGGATTGAAGACTTCAAAGCATTGCCAGAGAAAACACAAGACCTGATCCGTCAGATCAAACGTGTTCGTGTTATGTTTGGTACTGTAGAGATGCACGATGTAACAGATGCACAAGGTAATCCTGTGGACTTGGAACCTCAAGCATTCATCTGGGAGATTGAGAACCGTGACGCATTTAAAACTGCGGGTACTATCTTTACTAAGCTAAGTAAGATGCGCCGACTTCCTGTACAGCACAACATGAAAGCTGCGACAGAAGAACGTGCTCTTCCAAACGGTAGTGTATTCTACCTTCCTACCTTAGCTCTTGATCTACAAGAGACACTTGATGTAACAGACCCAGAACAGGAGACGTTTGCAAACTTCCTTGCGTGGGTTACTAACTACAACGACTACATCAAGGGTGCTTGGGATGAAAACGCCTACAAGAATGATGATACAGATACAGATACTGTTGAAGCATTTGTGGACATTGACGAAGAGGACTTCGTGTAATGAACCATCCCGGCGAACTGGCATTACACCAGTATATGACGGACGCAGTTAACGGTAAGTCCACCATGCGGGATGAAACAATCCAGCAGGTGGCTACCGAAATTGCTGATGCATTGAAACGTCAGTTTGGTAGTGGCAAGTCTCGTGGTGAGTTTAGAATAAGGATGTCCAATGTTGGGCGTCCTACTTGCCAACTGTGGTTTGAAAAGAACAGACCTGAGACTGCACTACCCAAGCCGACAACCTTCATCATGAACATGATGCTAGGTGATATAGTAGAGGCTGTATTCAAAGGACTACTAACAGAAGCAGGAGTAAAGTTTGAAGACACAGACCATGTTACATTAGATGTAGGTGACAGTGGTGGAACTAAAGTCCACGGCAGTTATGATCTCATTGTTGACGGTGCTGTTGATGATGTGAAGTCGGCCTCTGACTGGTCTTACCGTAACAAGTTTGAATCCTTTGACACACTTGCAAAGGGTGATAGTTTTGGTTACGTAGGACAGCTTGCAGGTTACGCTAAAGCATCTGGCAAACGTGCTGGTGGTTGGTGGGTAGTGAACAAAGCCAATGGTGAGTTTAAGTACGTACCAGCTGATAACCTTGACATGGATAATGAACTGGACAAGATCAAAGATACGGTTG